GCCGATGCCATCCACTGCTGTAATGGCAATCGTGCTGAGTTTGGTCATTTCTTTTATTTCGTCTTGTAGCTGGCCCACACGCCCTTCAATTGTCTGTCTGTCGGTTTTAGGTGCGGCAATTTCTTGCTTTTTAGCTTTGATAGCATCAATCTCTTCTGGTTTCAAACCTTTTAGTTTTGCCATTTCATAGGCAATTCTTAACTGAGTACGAGCTTCTTCTGTAGTAGCCATTTTAAGGTCCAGTTCGTACTGGAGATCGGTAAGTGTATCTGTGTATACTTTTAAACGGTCTTTTTCTATTTTGGCCATGTCTTGAGCAGTGGCCTGAACAATAAGTTGTTTTGCTGCTTGTTGTGTTTTAACAATAGCTAATTGTGCTTCTGTATTCTTTTCTTTTTCTAGGAGTTCTGCAGTTTTAATTCCCCACTCGGCCAGTTGCTGCTCACCCTGCAAGCGTCGAACCAGCATTGCATCTTCAGCTGTTTCAGCTGCAAAAATTTTATCTCTAAAATCTTTTTGTTTTTGTAGTTCTAGTGTGGATAGTTGCTGTGCACGTACAACTTCAGCAACCCGCTCGGCTTCACGCTTTGCATCTTCAGCGGCTTTATTAGACGCTGTTTTAGATGCACCACCAGTTGGTGGCGCCTGTGCAGGTGCTTTAAAAGACTCAAGTGCTGTTTTGGCAGTAGGTATAGCTTTAAGCGCTGCTTCATTTTCACCTTGTAATTTTAATATGACGCCTTGAAGTTGTTGGGCACGTTCACCTTGATTTTTATCGCGGGTTCCAATATCTTGGAGTATTGCGGAATACTGTTTAAGAGCGTTAAGATTCTGTTCAACGCCTGTTTTATTTTTTTGCGGTGTTAATTGTCGTAATCCACGTGCTACTTGATCTACACCTTCAGAAGTGGCACCGATCAGTCCGCCACCAGCCGTTTTTGCTGATGATATATTACGGTTTAACGCTCCGGCACGGCCTGCTGCTAGCTGAGCATTGATTGCATTTAGTCCGGCTACAGCAAGGTTAAATACGTTTGTTAGTTGTTGGGCAATCCAGTTAAATACTGGCGTTAAAGCCGTAACAATGTTACTTACAAGTGCGCCAATAGCAGATCCAAGATTGATAACAGCATCTTTTAATGCATCAAAAGCAGACTTGTTTTTTAGAGTTTCTGAAGGGCCTTTATTGCCTAAATCTACAAGGGTATTGATAAGATCTTGAACAGAAATTTTTCCATCTTTAGCCATCTCAAGGATAGCGCTGCGGCTTACTTTGTACTTGTCAGCTAAAGCCTGTTGGATCGGAATGCCTTGGCTTGTCAGTTGGTTAAGTGTGGCCTGGGAAACTTTGCCAGATTCCAATGAAGATGTAAAAGCGTTCGTAACCTTATCAATTTGACCGCCGTAATTTTGGGTAAGTGCACTGACAAGTTGAATAGCCTTAGCTTGATCACCTATAGATAAACTTAAACCACGGATGTTTTGTACGGATTGTTGAAATTTATCAAATTCTTTACCTGCTTGTTGAAATGCAGTAGAAAGTAATTTAGTTTGTTCGGCAGAAAAACCAATGTCAGTAGCAAGATCTTTAACCTGCTGACCCTGACCCATTTTTTCACCTATAAGAGTGCCGACCAAGGAACCTGCAAAACCTCCTGTTGGTCCTAGAGCAGATCCAGCAATACCGCCAATTGCACCACCTATTGCTGCTGTTTTACTTTGACCAAACAACAGTGGGAATGCACCGCCGATTGCAGCATTACTGATAGCACCACCAACACCTTTACCAAAGTTTTTTCCTCCTGTTCCTGCTTTAGTAGCTATACCTAACTCCCGTTGCCTGGTTTTAACTGCTGCGGCTAGATTTTTTTCGGCTATTTCAGCAGCATTTAAAGATTTAACATATACATCAATAGCTTGTTTTTGTGCGCTTGTGCCAGCTGCTGCTGAGCGCATTGCATTGTTGGCTTTACTTACACTTACTTCTAAATTCTGTAAACTATTGGCAAATAAACCTCTACTAGCTAAATTTCTATTTACTTTATCTACAGCTGCGGATGTAGCTTGTATTTGTTTTTGCAGATTTGTAAGCTGTCCCGCACCACGTACAGCGATCTCAATATCGGCTCTATAGGCCACGGCGCCGCTACGATCTGGTACCTTAGTTTACCCAATAAAAAGCCGCTGTGGTTAGCGGCGGTGTCTAGCATCTTGCATGGCCTTTTCCTGGTCCTCGTTGAGGATGACAAAGTAGGCGCTCCAGCCGAGGAGTTCTTCGGCTGTCATTGTCGACCGGACTTCGGAAAGCGTTTTGCCCAGTTCCTTGGCAACGCCAAATTGGAGCATCAGCCAGCTATCTTTCCGTAGTTCGGCGCTTAGGATTTTGGGTCGATGGGCTCAGAATCATCGGTCAGGATTGCCAGCATCAATGACTGGAGATCCTTGTCCTTGACTTCGTTCTTGAGGACGTCAATCTCACCAACGCTGAATAGCTTGGAACCATTCTCGTCGCAGGCTTTCTGGATCAGAAGCTGGAGGGCGAAGGCGTTGGCGTCGTCAGACTTGGCGTTTTTCTGGGCGCGTTCACGCTCAGCCATCGTCAAGGGTGCCACCCACATCTCGAAACTGCTGCCATCACTCAGTTCCACCAGCTTTTTGCTGGGTTCCAGGTTGGCGGCTTTGCGCAGACGGTCGATGGCGCGGGTTGGAATTGAAGCGGGCATACACTTGTCGGGGGTGTGGCTTTACTGTAACGCAATAGCCATAAAAAAGCCCCAGCTGTGACACTGGGGCTCAGTTCCCGACTCAACGATTATCAGGCAGTGGTGCTGAAATCGAAGGAGACAGTGTTGGTGGGGCGGAAGTTGATAGCCACAGATTGGGCGTCGTCGGGGTTAATCGACAAGGCTGCACTGGTGATCACGGCGTCCATCGAGATGGAGCGTGAAGCGGTATCGCTGACGGTACCACCGCTCAGTACCCGGTCGGTGTACAGCTTGAAGGCTGCGCCAACTTGCTGACGCTGGAGGACGTCTTCGATCATCCGGTTGGAGATCGCGGCGTCTTCGTTGGTCATGTACACAGTGGCGGAACCAGTGCCGTCAGCAAAACCAGCGATGTAGGTTTTGAAGGGGGCGTACTGACCGGGGGTTTGGCCGATGGTGGTGACGTCGATCTCAGAGCGAGAAATGTCAAAGCTCCAGTCGCGGACTTGACCAACCACGGCGTAGTCGGCATAAGCAACCTGGAACTCGTTAGCGCCAACGGCGGTGCCAACGGTGGTAATGTTTACAGCTGAACCGCCGAGGGTGGCGGAAACAGTCAACACACCAGTGGTAGGGGCGTAACCAATTACGAAGTAGGTGGTGCCACCAGTCAGACCAGCAGGCAACGTGCCAGTAGGAGTGTCGCCTTGTTGGTTGACGACACTGAATTTCACGGGGTCGCCTACCTTGAAGTTCAGGTAGGTTTCAACCGTGATTTCTTCGGTTGCGATGGTAACGTTGGCAGGCTTGAAGGTACCAAGGGTGCCAGCGGGCTTGTAGTAGAGGGCGCCGGACGTGCCGGACAGAACAGTAGTGGCCATGAGGCGTACCTAGAGGGGACTAGCAGTGAACGGGCACTGCCCGGCTTCTACTAGGTTAGCGCGATTGCAACCTATGTTAAAACCGTGGCAGTAAAGGATGTTTCCATACGCCCCATGAAAAGGGGCGCATCTTCTGTTGCGGAAAATGTAGGTCCGTTTAGTGATCCAACGCGGAAAAATACGCCGGTTGTAGTTTTACCTGTGTTGTTCAGTGTTTCCAGCACATTTACTGCTGTAGTCAAAAGGGTCTGGTTGCGGGCTGGGCCTTTGCCTTTTTCTGTGAAAATGCGGATGATGATGGCGCCACGAGCGTTGTCCACACTGCTCGTGAGCGTAGGATCATTAGTCAGACCAAAAGTCACGTTGACACGGACGTACTCGGTTGTTGTATTTGGTGGTGCAGCCGTAATGTTGTCAAAATAAACTGGCACGGCAGGTACCAAGGCACCGAATGCGGTTAGCAGTGGGTTTTCGACTGCGGCGCGGATGGCTTGGTAGTTCATGAGAAACGGCGATTGAGAGCAGAATCCATTTCAATTTTTACGGCCCTATCTAGTTTGGCACTTGCGTAGTCAGCAAACCAGTCTAGTGGTGCTGTACGACTGGAGTTAGAACCTTCAGTACCACCACCCGTGGCACCACGAGCACTTACCTCACTTCGAGGACCTTCAGCTTTCCATTTGCTTTTACCTAATGAAGTTGTAGGTTCAGCTGTTTTACGGCGGGCGTAATACTGACGATCATGCTCTACTGCATCTATAGCCTCAAGAGCATGAGGAGCAAAATTCGTAATTTTAAGAAGGGGATCTTTAAAAATTTGTGCCGCTGTAGCTTCCCGCCCAGTTACCGATGGTGCTCTTATTGGCTGAGGTTCTCCAGGTGCTCCAGTTCCCTTATATGTTGTAGATGTGGTGCTTATTTGCCAGGAGTTAGAAAATTCACCGCTCCAGCTAGGGCCTGCTTTTTGAATTTCACGCACAATTCTTTCTGCTGCTGCACGCTGACCATTAGCAATAGTTGTACCGACAACCTTATCTAAATTGACGAGATTACGACCTGTTGCATCAATAAATCCTTTGAAGCCTCTGTTAGCCATTACTGGGGCCTCGCAATGACGGTGTGGAGAACTGGGTTGTCACCACGGTAGCTGCGAATGGAAACAATCTTGGCCTCGCGGGTCACACCATCCTGCACATACTGGATACGATCTCGCTCTGTTGGATAGTACGCTCCAAGTTCTGCGGTACCGAAAATTACTTTAATGTCGGTGGATTGGTAGAGTCCTTCCGACTCACGAGAACTTACTGGGCTGATTACAGCTTTAATAGTTACGTTTGTGTCTGTGCCAGTAATTGCTCCAGTTGTTGGGTTGTAGGCGCGGGCGGGGTTAGTTTTGATGTAGGTGATGTCGTGGCCCCACTTGGCC